GATCTTAGTAACAGGCTAGTGTCACATTTAACAATTTCTTAGTATTACATCTATTAAATGTATGTAATTTTTTAGCAATTATATAAATATGGAAAAAACACAAATAGATTTATCACCAATATTATATGTTATTATTTTAGTAGCTGTATATTTTCTCTCTATCTAAGGATATTACTAGAGTAATATCTAAGGGTAGAGATAGGTTATTAGAGATAGAGAGTAACTAGCTATTGTCATAGTGTAAATTACTCGTATACTATGTAATCATACTAAGTATGAAATCATCACCAATTAGATTAAAACAAAAATTATCACCTAAAGCTGCCGCTGCTAAGAAAATAAGAGATAAAAAAGCAGCAATGTCAGAAGATGGAAAACGCAAGAAGAGAGAGGCTCAGGTGCTTAGAAGAAAGAAAACATCGACGTTTCTAAAAGGTAAAGATTACGATCATTATACTGGGTCATTTGTATCTAGTAGTAAAAATAGAGCGGGAATGAACCCAGATAAAAGAGGAACTAAAAACGAATAACATGGCAAGAACAAGTAAGAGTAGAGGTGTAGAACCATTTAAAATGAGAACAGGTAATAGTCCTTTGTATAAAATGATGGGTAGTTCTCCAGTAAAACAAGATTATGATTGGAAATCTACAGGTAATACCCCTGAAAACGTTATACTCCCAGAAGATGATAATATTATTATAGATGTATCTAAAACTGAAAAAGTAAAACCTCAAGAAATAAAGAGAACGGATACTGGTGAAACAACGAGTACTTCTTCTAGACCAGAAGGTGGATTTGTTACGGAGAAACCAACTCCAGACGCAAAGGAAACAAAGACGGCGAAATCTAGTGGAATGAGTAGTGATGATTTTAAGGCTATTGGTGGCGCAGCTATGGAAGCTATAGGGGATATTGGTAGACAAATGTCAGAAGAAGCACAAAAGGAGATGGAGACAGAATCATTCACTAATATTAGATCAGCTTTTAATAAAAAATCACTTTATAAAAAAGGATTAGGAAGTAGAGGATATAAAATAAATAAAAATAATTAATTATGCCAAAATTTAAACCAAATAAGGGATTCAAAATGGAATCACCACTTAAACGAACAGATCCACCAACAACTGAAGGATGGGTGCAGGCTGATGTAGAGTATGCAAAAGCTAAAAGCGGTTCTAGAAAAAACTTAGCAGAAAGATTAAGCAAAAGATATGGCACAGAAATTACCAAGAAAAAAGGTGTATGGTCAGATCCAAAGGGAGTATCAGTTGCGGAATTAGAGAAAAATATTTTAAGTTCAGGAGAATTTACTTATTCAGGTGAGTAAAATATAGGGAAAGACCCTAGACCAAGTCAATATTAACCAAAAACAAACCAAAATGACTTATTTATACTACAAGACTAGTACAATGACTAGCAATGTTAAACCGAATGAAAAAACTATTAACCAGTGGACACATCTAGCTGACAAGAAAAACTGGAGAATCACACAATTACCGAATGGATTTTACCAAACGGAAGTGAATGACCCAGAAAATGATAAAAATTGGCATGATGTTACACGAAGAGAGACCATAGAAGGCGCTGAAGCAGCAATTGACGGAAGCGTTGACCATTTCTCAAAGAAATTAGAGGCTACAAAAGGGCCAAAAGTAGTAAAAACATTCGAATAGTGAGGTTACTTGAAAAAATTGGGTGGGCTACACTAGGTTGGATTGGAATAATTGTAACATGTTACCTTTATTACCTTGCAATAGGTTCGCTCTACTTAGTATTTTTTAAGTAAGAAGTACAATTTAATTAAATTTAATCAAATATGGAATACAATCAGCCTAGCGAGATTGTCAAAGACGTAAATTTTGGCGATAACGCAAAAAATAAGGTAATTGCTGGTGTAGAAAAGCTAGCAAAAGCAGTAAAATCAACCTTAGGAGCATCTGGAAAGTGCGTAATTTACGAAGATGCTAGAGGTAACCCGGTAATAACAAAAGACGGAGTAACTGTAGCTGAATCAGTTGTCTTGTTTGACCCGGTTGAAAATATGGGGGCAACCCTTATTAAAGAAGCTGCTAGAAATACAGTGAGAGAAGCGGGTGACGGTACTACTACAGCTACCGTCCTTGCTGAATCACTATTAAAAGAAGTAAGTAATAGTAAAGAAACTATTAGAAGCATAAAAGACGGGATAAAAACCGGTCTTAAAAAGGTAAATGATTACCTAGATAAGATTTCTGTCAAGATCGAGGGCGACATGCTGGAATCTGTTAGTTCAATTAGTTGTAATAATGACGAGGAACTAGGAAAGATTATAGCAGAAGCTTATACTAAAGTAGGTAAAGATGGTGTGGTGTTAATGGAAGAGTCTCCAACTGAAGAAACATATGTTGACGTCGTAGACGGCGTGCAGATCGACTCAGGACTCACGTCTCCACATTTTGTTACTGATAAGGACAAGCAAATTTGCGAGCTTGATAACCCATTGGTATTAATAGTATCTTCAGAAATTCCTAATATAAGAAGAATACAAACAGTATTGGAACATGTTATAAAGAACAAACGTCCATTACTTATAGTAGCTCCAGTTGATCAACAGGTAAAAGCTGCTCTTCTTATGAATAAGGTGAAAGGTAATATAAAAGTAAATATAGTTGACTTACCAGGCTTTGGTCCTACTAAAGAAGATACTGTAGCTGACTTAGCGTTCTTAGTTGGAGCTAAAGTTATAAACGAGCAACTTGGTGATGATTTAGATCTTATAGATATAGATTGTTTAGGTGAAGCATACTCTGCGATAACTGATGATAAGAACACGGTATTAACTATTGAAACTCCAGAAGATGAAATGGAGGAAAGAATAGAGAGTATTAAAAAGACTATAGATAAATGGGATAAGAACCCGTTTATACAAAAGAAACATAGAGAGAGGTTAGCTATGCTATCTGGATCAGTAGGTATGGTAAAAGTAGGTGCTGATTCTAAAGTTGAACTTAAAGAAAAGAAAGATAGAATAGAAGATGCTATTTACGCTACAAAAGCTGCTTTAAAAGAAGGGATTGTTCCTGGTGGTGGAGTTGCGCTATTAAATGCCTCTCAAAAAATTTCGACCGACTCCGTCGGTGAAGAGATACTACTAAAGGCTATTACAGCTCCTTTTCACACTATACTAGCAAATGCTGGTTTAGAGCAAGTTGGACCAAGAGAAAAGAAAGGATTAGGTGTAGATGTTGTAACTGGTAAATCAGTTGACATGATTAAATCTGGTATTATAGACCCAGTACTTGTAACCAAATCAGCACTTAAAAATGCAGTAAGTGTAGTATCAACGATAATATCTGCAGATTGTGTAATTTCAAATATGAGAATGAATGAAAGCGATCAATAGATATATAATAGTAGATAAAATAAAGACAGAACCTAAAAAGGTTGCTGGTCTTATAATGACGGATGACACTGATGTAGATAACCGTTATATAAAAGCTAAAATAATATCGTGTGGTAATTTAGTTGAAGGACTAAAAGATAATGACACGATATATTACGATAAACATGCTGGACACGACATTTCATGGAAAGATACTCTTTATAGGGTTATTCGTGATGGTGACGTTGTTCTAGTAGATTAACCTAAACCAGAATCCAAAAACCTTAAACGGAAAAACAAAAACAAATTATTAATCAAAAACAAAAAATTATGGCAGAAAATGTAATGTTATATTTTAGAACTGTTGCTGATGAAGATCATGATGACGGTAACTGTGGAGCAGCTACTCAATTATCATCTTTAATGATACCAGCAAGCAGATTAAGATGGATGAATCCTACTAGTGATACAGCTTTAACGTTATACTTTGACAGTATTAAAAATACTGAAGGAGCAGATGATCAAGCTGATGAAATTACTATTGCGGATTCAGTAGTATTAGCGGTAAATACAAATTCTCATAGAGAAGTTATGGCTGGTATTATTCAAGCAATTAATGGTAGTAAAAGCGGTGTAGTTGTAGTTGCTGATACAGTAACAACAAATGTAGCCGGTACAACTGTTGACAAGGTATTTGTTCACGGTGATATTACTGGTTTCGGAGGATATACTTCTGATACTAACGCTACTGGAATAGCATGTGTTGCAGTTCACGCTGGATCATAGTCAATTAATTATTAACCTTAAAAAATTATAAAAATGAAAAAGTATTTTTATTTCAGAACAGAAGCAGCAGTTGGCGATGATGATGATAAGGCTAGATCGGCTATGATAGCAGTTGACAAGTTAAGAGGTATTATACCTACTAACTCTGGATCTGCTGGTACGGCCGCTGACGAAGTCACTTTATATTTTGAATCAGCTTTGAATATGGCTGGTGCAGGACAAAATGGTGAAATCATTATTCAAGACACTGTTTTATTAAACGTTACTGCTGGTAAAGCAAAAGACGTTTGTGTAGCAATTGCAGAAGCAGCAAATGGACATCCTCACTCAGATGGTGTTATTACAGTTGCGGATGATGCTACAGATGATGCTAATGCTGAAGCTGTATATCTTCACTCAGGAATTACTTCTTGTGGAGCCATTACACAAGCAGCTGCATTATCATAATAGATGCGATTAACCGCGCAGGATCTGCGTGAGATGAATATCCTTAAGTATTACAGGCTCACTAGAAAGTGGGTCTGTAAAACTTACGGGTTAAAAGATGCAGATTTAGAATTATTAATTTATTTAGATTGTAAAGGAAGATTTACACGAAACGATTTTATCAACGGAGTTTATACATATTCGTGGGATAAAGCAAGATGGGACAGATTAAGAAATGAAGGTTGGATAGATGTATGGAGACATCGTAATAGAACTACTATAATGTACTCTGTATTTAAAACCTCGTGGAAATGCTCTCAAATGATAAGTAGGATATATCGTATCCTATTAGGTGAGGAAGACTTACCCACTTCAGAGAGAAGTGTATTTTATAAGAATAAATCATATACAGATAAAGTTTACAATAAAGCTATAGATGATATGATAAAAGATAAAAATAGATAACTATGCCTGGAAAATTAATACCTGGAGAAAAGAAAACTCCAATCTATAAAAAATCAGCCGGATTTAAAATGAAAAGCTCTTTAGATAAACTTCTTAAAGAAACAGATATGTCAAAATTAAGATCTAAGCAAGCAAGATCAAGTAAGGGTATATCTGAATACCAACATTTTTCTAAAAAAGGAACTCAAGGAGATGAACCTATTGTTGAAGGTACTTGGGGTGGTAAAAAGAAAAAGTAATGGGATTTAAACTAGGTAAAAATAGAGGATTTGAAGCTACAGGTGGTGAAATCAAAACAAAAATGCGTTTTGGTAAGCGAGCTGGAGAAGAAGGTTCTGTACCTGGCACACCCGTTATTAGAGTACCATTAGAAGAAGATATTATGGGTGAGGCTAATATGGATGGTAGCATATATATTAATGAAAATATAATACCTGGTAGTTTTGATGATAGACAGACTATTAATCATGAAATGAGACATGCTACCGATATAAGGATTGGTAAATTAGCTTATGATGATGATAGTATAACTTATAATGGAGAAGTGTTTCCTAGAGAAACAATAGATGGTAAAGATATGATATTAGTAGACGGAGAATGGAAGGAAGCTGGAGACACTGGTTTTCCATGGGAAGAAGAAGCAAACAACGGGGGAAATGGAGATATTTAAAGATAACAACGAGTGGAATGAAAAATCTATCATAGGATTCATTGCATTTGCAATAATGTGCGTGATTATGATAGTAGATCTTATAACTGGTTGGTTAGGAAGAGATCTAATGATTAATGAATTTGTATATGATTCTTTTGTGTTTGTAGTGTTAGGATGCTTTGGAATTAGTGGGTTAGAAAAATTCGCAAAAAAATAAAATTAAATTATGTTAGGACAATTATTTTCAGGTGGAGCTGCAGATCTTGTAAAAGGTGTAGGTGGAGTTATAGATGATCTACATACATCCGGAGAAGAGAAACTCGAAGCAGAAAGAAAGATAAAAGAATTAATCGCCAATTATGAAGTGGAGATGGAGAAGAACATCACAAGTAGATGGGAGGCAGATTTAAAATCAGATTCATGGCTTAGCAAAAATGTTAGGCCTTTAGTATTAATATTTTTAATAGTATGCACCATGCTATTAATATTTATAGACGCAGGTGCATTAAAGTTTGAAGTAAAATCTAGTTGGGTTGATTTACTTCAATTAGTATTAATAACCGTGATCGGGGCTTATTTTGGTGGTCGATCATTTGAAAAAGTAAAAAAATAAAATTATGAGACATTTTACAAAAGTAATACCAACAATAACCGCTAGTGTACAAGCTGGGGCCGCTTTTGCTAACGAAGATATTCTTTTTGATTGGCATAAAGTTGATGGTTTTAAAGGAAGCGAAATTAATGGTATAACAGCTATAGTTAGAGGTACAAATGGTGCTGACCAAACTATGGTTGATTTTGAATTATTATTTGCTACTAGTGGGATTAAAGAAGATACTAGAGGCGTAAGTGTTGATATTGCTCCACCAAGTCTAGGTACTGTTAACGCTGGTGTAAGTACTTATCAATGGAAAAACAATTTAACGGGTCACTTTTTATTCGACGTAGATGTTGAGGGCAAAAAGTTTAACGATGGAGATTTAGATGTTTTAAATATAGCAACAACTTCAGGTTTAAATATACCCGTAGGACAAGACTTATATATAGCCGCTATAACAAAGGGTGCTCTTGATTTTAGATCAACAGTACAAGTTGGTACTGAAACAGCTACTAACACTACAGCAGTAGTAGTTAAAACCACAGGTGCTTTAGTAAATTTCGCACCTGGAGACGTGTTACATGACGAAGACAACTTAGTTATCGGTACTGTTAAAAGCGTTACAGATGATACAAATCTTGTATTAGCAGAAAATTGCGCTAGTGTTAGTGCAGTAAATAAAGATCTATATAATATACACCCTGTACAGTTTATATTATCATCAACAGATTAAAAACAAATTAAATTAACTTAAATTAAATAAAATTATGGCAACAAGTAAAGTAAAAGGTACGAGTAAAAAAATAAAAGAACTTAAAGGTATTAAACCTGAAAAAGTAACTGATGAGCAGTTAAAAAAAGTTCAAGATCTTGTCAACGAGATTAATAGAACTCAAATAGAGTTAGGGCAAATAGAAACACAAAAGCATGCTATGTTGCACCGAGTATCTTCAATACAAGAAGGTATAGGTGAAATGAAAGATGAATTTGAAAAAGAATACGGCACCGCTGATATAGATATACAATCTGGAACAATTAATTACCCAAAAGAAAATGGCGAAGTTGATAAGGAAGATTAGTGTAGGTAAAGACTATAAAAATGATGCGATGCATTACGCTGTTGGCCAAGAAGTATATGGAGGTCATACTATTTGCGATATTATAGAGGAAGATGATAAGTATTCTATTTATATAAAAAAAGAAAAGGACGTTTTGCCCTGGAAAGATTTTAACAAGAATATGGCTGTATCGATAGAATATAATCTCGAATACTAATGAAGAGTGTTTACAACTTTGTTGTAAAGCCAAAAGGAGAAAGATATAATAATACTAAAAAGATTGGGAATTCAGAACTAATACTTAATACTGAAATCTTTAATCATCAATACGTAAATAGAGAGGCAGAAGTTGTATCAATCCCGATAATTGGTAATACAGATATAAAACCAGGAGATACAGTTATAGTACATCACAACGTATTTCGTAGATGGCATAATGTAAAAGGTATTGAAAAGAATAGTAGAGCATACTTTAATGAAGATACTTACTTTATAAACCACGATCAAATCTTTTTATATAAAAGAGATGAAGAATGGATAGCTCCAAAAGGTTATTGTTTTATAAAACCTTTAAAAGCAGTAGATCAATTTAATATTGAATCTGAAAAACCACTTCAAGGTATTGTTAAATATTCAGATGGAATAGTAGAAGTTGGAGATCTCATAGGTTATAGACCAAAAACTGAATCTGAATTTATTGTAGATGGGGAAAGATTATATAGAGTTTTATCAAATTTAATTACAATCAAATATGAATATCAAGGAGACGAAGAAGAATATAATCCAAGCTGGGCAAAAAGCAGTTGAAGAACTGATTAAAGTCGCCAAAGAACCAATTGTAGATTCAGATGACGATATATCAGCAGATAGATTAAAGAATGCCGCAGCTACTAAAAAATTAGCTATATTTGACGCATTTGAAATACTTAACAGAATCCAAGAAGAAGAAAACCTTTTGGAAGGAAAAACACCTGAAGAGAGAAAGGAAAAAGTCTTTAAAGGATTCGCAGAAGGCAGATCTAAGTAATGTACGAGCAAAGTTTAGTTAAAACTATTGAACCTATAAAAAAGACTACTATTAGTAGACTTAATAAAGGTAAAAAGTGGAAATATGGATATGATAAAGAGCATGATATTATTGTTTTATCTCGTAATGGTCAAATAGGTGAGATTATAGAAATACAAAATCTAGTTATAGCCTTACCTAAAGTACCTAAAGATATTTTTAAACACGAAAAAAACAAATGGGTTAAATTCAACTACCCAAAAGAACTAAGTAGGATTAAGAATATATTTGATTGGAGAAACTATCCTGAAGAAAAAAAGGATCAGTGGTACGATTATATAGACGAAGAGTTTAAGAGAAGAGAAGAAGGGTTTTGGTTTATGAACAACGGTAAACCAACCTATATAGTAGGAACTCACTACATGTATTTACAATGGAGTAAAATTGATGTTGGAGCACCTGACTTTAGAGAGGCAAATAGATTGTTCTTTATATTCTGGGAAGCTTGTAAGGCGGACAAAAGATGTTATGGTATGTGCTATCTAAAGAACAGGAGATCAGGGTTTTCGTTTATGTCATCTGCAGAAACAGTTAATTTAGCCACTATATCAAGTGATAGTAGATATGGTATACTATCTAAAACAGGTGCCGATGCTAAAAAAATGTTTACAGACAAAGTTGTACCAATTAGTATAAACTATCCTTTTTTCTTTAAACCTATTCAAGATGGTATGGATCGTCCTAAATCCGAGCTTGCTTATAGAGTACCAGCTAGTAAGTTCACAAGGAAAAAGATTACAGCTAACGAGAAATTAGAAGATATTAAAGGGTTAGACACTACAATAGATTGGAAAAATACTGGAGACAATAGTTATGATGGTGAAAAGTTAGCACTATTAGTACATGATGAAAGTGGTAAATGGGAGAGACCTGATAATATATTAAATAATTGGCGTGTTACAAAAACATGTTTACGATTAGGTAGTAGAATAGTTGGTAAGTGCATGATGGGTAGTACTTCAAACGCTTTAGATAAAGGAGGTGATAACTTTAAAAAATTATATAATGCATCAGATGTCACTAAAAGAAATAGAAATGGTCAAACGAAATCTGGTTTATACTCTTTGTTTATCCCAATGGAATGGAACTACGAGGGATTTATTGATGAGTACGGAATTCCAGTATTCACTACTCCTAACGTCGATGTGCTCGCCCCAGATGGTGAACTAATAGATGTAGGTGTAATAGATAGTTGGCAAAACGAGGTCGATGGATTAAAAGATGATCAAGATGCTTTAAACGAATTCTACCGCCAATTCCCTAGAACAGAGGAGCACGCGTTTAGAGACGAGACTAAAAATAGTATATTTAACTTAGTTAAAATATACGAACAGATAGATTACAACGAGGAAATGTCTAGAACCTTAGGAATTACAACAGGTAATTTTCAGTGGGTAAACGGTGTAAAAGATTCACAAGTAATATTCTACCCAGATCCAAAAGGTAGATTTAAAGTTAGTTGGGTTCCACCTTCTAGTATACAAAATAGAGTGGTACTTAAAAATGGTATAAAATATCCTGGTAATGAACACATGGGAGCATTTGGTTGTGACTCTTATGATATATCAGGAACCGTAGATGGTGTAGGTTCTAAAGGAGCACTACACGGCTTAACCAGGTTTAGTATGGAGGACGCTCCTGCGAATAGTTTCTTTTTAGAATACCTATCAAGACCACCTACGGCAGAGATATTCTTTGAAGACGTATTAATGGCGTTAGTATTTTATGGTATGCCAATACTTGCGGAGAATAACAAACCACGTCTTTTGTATTATTTAAGACGTAGAGGTTACAGGGGGTTTAGTATGAATCGACCTGATAAAGTATGGAATAAATTATCAGTAGCAGAAAAAGAAGTTGGAGGTATACCTAATTCAAGCGAAGATATAAAACAAGCTCACGCGGCAGCAATTGAAATGTATATTCAAGATCATGTGGGTATGAAACAAGATGGAACATTTGGTGATTTATACTTTAATGATTTATTAAACGATTGGAGTAGATTTGATATCACAAAAAGAACAAAGTATGATGCAACAATAAGTTCTGGTTTAGCTATTATGGCAAACAATAGACATTTATATGCACCAAACGCAAAGGTTGAAAAACCCAAACTAAATATAAATATATCCAAGTATAGTAATACTGGAACTAATTCACAAATAATCAAATAATAAATATGGCAGAGTCTGGCATTAAAAATTATTTTCCAAGTCAAACCGTAAGTGATGCTGAGAAGTTGAGTTATGATTATGGTTTAAAAGTTGGCAAAGCAATAGAAACAGAATGGTTTAACAACGATAGAAATATTAATAAATATCGATCTAATCGTAATAATTTTCATGATTTAAGATTGTATGCTAGAGGCGAGCAATCTATACAAAAATATAAGGATGAGTTATCTATAAATGGTGATTTGTCCTATTTAAATTTAGATTGGAAACCTGTTCCAATTATACCTAAGTTTGTAGATATAGTAGTCAATGGTTTGGCACAGAGAACATATGATATAAAAGCGTTTTCTCAATCACCTAACGGTGTTGAAAAAAGAACTGAGTATATGGAAAGCATAATGAGGGATATGGCCATGCAGGAATTTGATGCGGAAGTAGAGCAGAAATTTGGAATTGATATGCGTGAATCAGGTATGGATGACTTGCCTGATAACGAAGAGGAGTTGGGTATACACATGCAGTTAAACTATAAACAAGCCGTTGAATTAGCAGAGGAACAAGCGTTAAATGTGTTATTCGAAGGTAATAAATATGAATTAACAAAGAAAAGATTTTACCATGATTTAACAGTGCTAGGTATTGGGGCTGTTAAAACATCATTTAATACGTCAGAAGGTGTTGTTATAGATTACGTTGATCCAGCTAATCTTGTATATTCTTATAGTGATTCTCCATATTTTGATGATATATATTATGTCGGTGAAGTAAAGTCCATTCCAGTAAATGAATTAGCAAAACAATTTCCTCATTTATCCGAAAGTGATCTTGAAGATATAATGAAAAATAAGTCTACCAATAGATCTAATTACAATACAAGATATTCTGTAGACAAGGAAGATAATAATACTATTCAAGTTTTATATTTCAATTATAAAACTTATATGAACGAAGTTTATAAAGTAAAAGAAAGTTCATCAGGTGCTGAAAGAATAATATCTAAAAATGATTCATTCAATCCACCAGAAAATAAAGAAGGCGATTACTTTAGATTATTAAGATCCATAGAATGTCTTTATGATGGCGCTATGATTCTTGGTACAGATAGATTACTTAAATGGGAGATGGCATCAAATATGATGCGTCCTAAAAGTGATTTTACTAAAGTTAAAATGAACTATGCTATTGTAGCACCTAGAATGTATAATGGTAAAATTGATTCATTAGTAAGGCGTATCACTGGTTTTGCTGATATGATACAGCTAACACATTTAAAACTACAGCAAGTAATGTCAAGAATGGTTCCAGATGGTGTTTATCTTGACGCTGATGGTTTAGCTGAAGTTGATTTAGGTAATGGAACTAATTATAATCCTCAAGAAGCTTTAAATATGTTTTTCCAAACTGGTAGTGTTATAGGTAGATCATTTACTAGTGAAGGAGATATGAATCCAGGTAAAGTACCTATTCAAGAAATTACTTCTGGGTCTGGTGGTAATAAAATGCAAGCTCTTATTGGTAATTATAACTACTATCTTCAAATGATAAGAGATGTAACTGGATTAAACGAAGCCA